GCAATCAGTTGCTTGGGTTTCTTGCCACCTTGTGTGTTTAAGATGTTAAGAATCTGCTTAGTTGTTGATAGTTTTTTCATAGTTACTTTCTCCTGTTGTTAATAAAGAGGGTAGATACTTTACGTCGTCTTCCCTTACTACTAAAGCCACACCACCGCAGTCAATGATTTTCTTTAAGTTCATCTCTTGCAATGCTGTGAGTTTTCCCTTTCCAGCCTTAGTTTCAATGCCGAAAAATTTACCTTCTAGGCAAACTAGAAAATCGGGCGCACCTTGTCTGCCAAAACCGCCTGTAACTGGCATCACGTAGTAAGCACCAAGCCCATCAAGGACTTGGCGAACCGATTTCTTAACCTTCCCTTCAGGGGTTTGCGCCACTTATTTCTCCGTTAAAAACCCAATACACATTTTCGTTAATGCGTCTGCCTACACCCTCGACTTCTTCATTGACTTTCGTATGGTCAAGTAGCATCAAGACAGCGAGTTTATCTTGCACCCATTTTGGTAACTCGTCAAGTGTTTCGTAATACTTTTTTAACTCAGGATCAAACGCATCCAACATCTCATAACAAGTTGTTTCTACGGTATGGTCAGCGTTAATCTGTATCCTGTAAATCGGTAGTTCCTTCACCATCTCTAAGTACATCAGCAGTACTTCTTCGGGTGCAGACAGCATCTTACTACCGTTCGCATCTCTCCAATTCCCATGGAATCCTAGGTCATAGAAAAGCTGGAGATACAGATTTCTTTCTTTACTTGCTTGTTCGCTATACATAATTAACCCCTCTCTACCCAATATGTTTTATCGTCTACCTTCATGCCGACCCCTGATACATAGCCATCGTTCTCTAAGATATTCAGTACGGCTACCTGCCCAGCTATGTCCTGTGGTAACTCATCTGCTGGACAACTTATAGCTTGTGCATCTGTTGTGTTCATCTTTACATCCCAGCGAATCTCCCGCACGTTATGCACCTCTTGTAAGTCTGCATAGGTGGTGTCCCCGATCTGCTTGAATCGCACAAAGACAGCCGATACCTTACGGGCTTCCTGCTCTCGGTAGTCGCTGAGTAACTGCTCGATCTTCTCCGATAACTCTCGGAACTCAGGGGTAACGAACTGCACACCCTGCTTCTTTAGGAACTCGATCTCCTGCAAGATAGCCATACGGTTATTGACAATATCCCTCGCCCCCTCGTGTGCCTTGGTCTTTACAATGTCTAATACTCTTGACACCTTCTCATGTAAAGGTTCGTAGAATACCTGAGCTAACTCACGAGTGGTGTACGGCAGAAGATGTTTACGTGCGTTCTTCACCGCCTTCTCCAAGTCGTTCGTCATAACCATGTGGTGCTGGTCTCGGTGCTGTGCATACTTAGCGTTCTGTATCTTACGGCTATACACACCGTAGGTACACTCCCCCGACTTCACCCCGTTGTCTGCCCAGCTTATCCGACCAAGATCACAGGGAAAGTCATCCATATATACAAATACCTCGTTGCACACATGAACTTGTGGGTTGTTTATTAAGCCAAAGTTATGTGCAAAAAACTTTACTTTCGGCATCGCCTTCTGTAATGCTTGGGCAAACCCCAATAACTCTTTGTGTACTGGCACACCATCTAAGAACTCGGTATACCCTGCCGTTACTGCTCTCTGCGTAATCGACTGGATTCGTTCTTTATGGTTCTCATTACCCATCAACTTGTTTAAGTTTGCTATCTTTGTTGTCATGTCAATCTCCTGTTAGTAACATTACTACTTAAGTTCTACTGCAAACATACCGCCGACCTTGCGCAAGCAGTTTCTAAAATTTGCATACGAATGTTTTTGTGGGGCAAACCTACCGCCCGTTATTGCATCCGCCTTGTACGCAAGTAAGCCAGCCAATGCCATACGCTTGTCATGCTCAGGGTTATCAAGAATCTCACGTACCAAGTTCTTATCCACGTAACGCTCCCAATACCAATAACCCCCAACACCTTCGGTTAAGGTTTCGGCATACTGACCCTTGGCATCACCCAAACTGTCGCCCATTACGGGTAGCACCGTACACATCCAGTCCCACATCTCCTTCATCTTGGGCTTGTAATGGGCATCTAGTTCCTTGTCGATGCGCCGTGTCTGCATTGGTACAAGATCACCCACACGCTCGAACTCCCCATCAACCGTGTACTTAAACACTAACTTGTTGTCCTGTTGCATGGTGAATGTCTTGTTCTGCCAATCCATAGTCCCCTTGAACTTCGGCAAATAGAACTCCTTGTCTTGGTACTTGACAAAGTGTTTACCAGTAGTGGTGTACCAATCAAAGCGCATACCCTTGGGCAACCATCTATCCAAGAATGTATAGCGAGATACTGAGATACCGTCGTTCATATGGCTACGCACAGTCATGTAGTCACCATCTTCTTTGCGTTCCCATACAATCGGCGCAGTCTGTTCACGCATAGCGTCATCAGCACCGTTGCCAAGTCCACTGCTAAATGCCCAATGCCCATCACATAGCACATACTTGTTATCAGAGGATTTGTGAATACGATTCCACCAGTACCTACGCTCGCCTAGTGGTCGCAAGTCCTCATTGGCTCTTGCCCCACGAATCGGTGTAATCATGTTGTACGCTTGTGCTACTTCGTCAAAGGAACTTAATCCTTGTTTTGTATACCAATTTGATCCCATTTCATCACTCCTCAATATGTATAGTTGTTCCAACATCTGCTGTCGCTGAACTGTTGCCGTCAATACACCACAACACAGGCACACTCCATTGACCCCATGACCCACCTAAGTAACCATCTGTTAGTACTATTACTAACTCAGGCTTGATACCATGCTCGTTCATATAGATTGGTACGCACTCCACATTCGTACCGCCCCCACCTTGTGGTTTGGTAGAGGTAGCGATGTTGTCCCGATCCATCTCGTCATAGACTTCATGACCACATACCGCCGTGTCCCAATACAGTAGGCGCACCTTGCTTGGCTTGACCTGATCGCATATACCCTTGATCTCCGTCAAGAATCTAGTCAATTCACGCTGACCGATTGACCCCGAGGTATCTATTGCCACAACAAGTTCACCCATTGTTTCGCTGATAGATGACGGCATGAGCATATCCATACCAATGTATCTACGGTTCGGCTTCTTCCAAGTCGAGTAGTCCTTACCTGCACAAGTTGTTGTGACGTAATCACGCAGTAACTCTCGCCAGTCCTTCTTGGTTTGTAGTAACTCGTTGAGGTCACGATTACCCCCCGAGCCAGTCTTACCTGCTAGGACAGAGCCTTGGCGCACCGCTTCGTCGATCTCCTTAGCCAATGCTTCGGCTTCCTCGGCGGACATCTCTTGAGCCCCTTCCCAGTCATGGTCGTCGATACCAGTGCCACCTTGCCCCTCGCCTTCGCCCTCGTCATCGGAATCACCCAATATGTCAAAGACTTGCTTAGCGTTCATGCCACGGTACTTGTCATCCAAACACCCACCCTCGGGCATCTTGATAAACTCGCCCAAGTTCATGTCGGATAGTTTGCCGTTGATTACATAGTCACATGCTCGGTTTGCGCGGGTCGCATCTATGTCATGCAAGTCCTTCCAAGTTGTTAAGTGGCGATACATCTTGTGGTAGCACTCGTGCAACATCAAGAAACGGAACTCTGCATCGGTCAGGCTATCTACAAACTCCCTACCGTATAGTTCATCCCGCCCGTTGGTACACGCTGTGGGTAATCCATCAATGATCTTCTTACTACCAATCATGAGTACCCCTGCTAGTGCTACGAACTCGGTTCGACCAAGTATGTCAGTCGTCGCCTTCCATAGCCGTTGCTCGGCGGTTAGTTGTTTACCTATTGCTAGTGTCATCTTGCTCTCCTGTTAGTAAAGTTACTACCAATTACTTCTTGTCAGCAGTAAACATAAAGTTGTTAGCCATGCACCATGCGGTGAACTTCTTATTCGTCATGACTAGCCCCTGCTTCTGATACTTCGGATTGCGTACCTGCATAGCGAACAATGACTGGGCTTCCATATCAAGACGGTTCAAGTAGTCCATCCATGGGTCAATCCATTCCTTGTTAATCGTAGCCAGCGCACGATATACCACCATGACTACTGCCGATGAGTTGGTTGGTACTTTCGCATTGAGTGGGTCTGTCTTAATATCTTCAATGCGTGGTAGTTCATCGACCAGTTTGATATACGCACCAAGGTCAGAGCCAGCACGATCACCGATAGTGCCAATCAGATTCGACTTCAATGAGTTCTCGCTGATCTTGTCCTTAGCCCACAACCAATGGCTTGCCAGTTCAAGTGAGCGTGGTGTCACGAAACTAGGTCTTTGTGCCTGTGGGTGATAGATATACGGATTGCCACCGACTTCGTCGTCAGGTTTCTCGATGTCCTCGAATGACTGGAACAACTGCTCGCCGTTCTCCTTAACCCATAAGATCATGGATGGGTGAATACCAGCGTTGAAAGCAAACCCCTCGATCCAATCCGTTGCCGTCGGTTTCTTCATACGGATAGTCGTGATACGGTTACGGTGGTGTGGCATGAGTAAGTCCCCGACCCCTTCGCTACCTAAGTTAGTAGTCGCAAACACAATGCTACCTTCGGGTAACTTCTTACTACCCATGGTTCGTTCTAACATTACACGCATCATGCCATTCTTAACCATCGGGTTCGCCTTACCGAACTCGTCAATCATTAGTATGATCGGCTTGCCGTGGTGTAACCCCATCTCCTCGTTAGGTACAAAGCGGACATAGTCATCCTCGCTGTCGTCACGCAGTATCTTAGGTAACATCAAATCGCCCAAGTCCTTCGTGGTGCAGTCAAAGTAGCAAGGCACATGGGTGGGTAGTTTTTGTGCCAACATCTTTAGGATTGAGGATTTACCCGTACCCATATGACCCTGTACCAAGGTGGTTAGTTTGTCGCCCGTTGCCATGATGGATTCCACGCACTCGTCAAGTGTCTGTGCATAGATACGGTCTGCTGTTTGGATTGCTTTTGCCATGATATTTATTTCCTTTTGTTGTTAGTAAAGTTACTACGGTTATTTGATTTACTTAATGCCGACTTGCTACGGGGTATGTACCCCATAACGTGTTACCACGAAAGTTCTTTGAGTAAAGAATCGACCTTGTTCTTAGTATCTAAGCGCAAGTGATCGTCTTCCCGTAGTGCATCGGGTGTAATCCCTAGCATTACAGACTCCAGTTTGTGCTTGGCGGTGCGCATTTTTGGGTCATCAGTCACATTGAACTTGTCCAATAGATCGACCATCTCCATCACATTGGATACGAGGGTATCTCTAAAGATTTGTTTTTTATCTCCACTGAGTTTTTCACTCATGCGAGTTAATGCTTCGTGGGTTCTCTCCCATACATCGGCATACGCTTGTGTCAGGTTGTTTTGGTAATAGTTGGCATACGATTCCTTCAGGATTGCTTCGGCTTCCTGTCCGACGTTCACCCGCCAATCTCCGACCTCGGGTACGGGGGCAAACTTGACCGAGAACTTGAACTTGTCTTGGATTGTGTCCACATGGGGGTAGTCGTCAGGGTTAAATAGTGCGCCCAGTTTCATCTGTGCTTGTAGCACTAACTTGTCATACTGGTTGATGAACTGAGTAACGAGGGTATTGAACTCCATCTCCATGTCGGTTATGGTTTTTTGGTAGTCGAAAAACATAGATGTTGTGAGCAGTCGCAGTCCGCTATCAGACCATGGCATCGTCGCATGGTAGTGGTAGGTTCGTGCATTGCCTGTGTACTTCTGAATCGCATCAAAGATCGGCTCGTCTGCAAACAATCGCTTGGAATAATTACCTGCCCGAGTTGTTGTGTGCTTGGCTGTGTCAATCTCTTGGCTCACGCCCTTATCGAACTTGCGCCCTGTCCACACGCTAATGTTTAATTCGACTAGCATTGCGGAACTGCTGATTGATGGTACTGATACTGCTGGTGGGTTGTTAGTAACGTTACTAACTGGGTTGGCTACTTGGTTCATGATTCATTTCCTTTAAGTTATTAAGATAAAACATTCTCGACCTACACCTATATTATACTGTTAAACTCTATCAAAGTCAAGTAAACAGTATGTAACACTAAGACCCTCTCCGCAGTCCGCCCATGAATCGCCTAGGCATAACCACGATTAGTCTGTCCTCATCCATGCTTTGCAGGGTTACATCATGCTCAGTCCAGCACACTACGCAGTAGGTTCTTTTCCCTATGCGCTTAATCTGTCCTGTGTTCATACTGTCCCCTCAAACCAAGTTGCTAATAGGAATAGGCATCCGAGCAATACCGCCCACATCAGAATCCAGCCAAGATATTCCTTGGTTCTGTCCCACTCGGTTTCACATCGCCATATGGGTGTGGCATAGTCAGCACCTTTAAATGCTTCGTCAGTTGATCGGTAAGTCTTGCCTAGTTTGTATGGATCTCGGGTGCTCATGTTGTCCTCTTTGGGTTAAGTTGTTTCAGCATAGTCATGTCGGTAATGCAGACATAGTTCGACTTGTTTAGTGGTGCGATTGTGAACTTGCGCTCTTTTGCAATATCGTCACCGCATGGTAGGCAGAACTTGTAGCCTAGCGCCCAACGCTTTAGGTGGACTTCATCACCGCAGTTGCGACAATGGTGTACTTGCTTCATATGTATAACTCCTCTTAAGTTGTTTACTGTGTGTTGCTTTTTATACGTAACGTTACGTATGATTTGTACTGCAAGGGCGACGGGGTGTACTACGAAAACTTTTCCCATCTAACTACTATTATACGCTATATAACTTGTAGAGTCAAGTAAAGAGTGGTTAGGTTTATTAGATAGTATTAAGAAGTATTTGTACCTATTGTTCTTTATTTGTTCTTTATATGAGGTATATAGAATAAGGTTTGTACCTTTGTTCGTTTTGTACCCCACTTTATAGGGTGCTTGACTTTCAAAAAGAGTGCAAGAGAGACAGAGAGTTTCTTGTTTTTGTTTAGCCACTTCCTCAAAAATCGGGGTACAAAGCGAACATTACGAACACTACTTATAAATCAAGGACTTACGCCCGAACAATACCAAGAACATTACCACATAAAAAAACTACAATAGCAGGGTAAACACCTAGAAACTTTACGCTTGACAAAGCCAAAATAAACTGATAACCTGACATCAGGTTATCACCCAGCAAATTAAAATTCGCCCCGTGTGGCACTCTGCTTTTAGTCACTGGCATCATGTACGTAACGTTACGTACAAATAACTTCTCTAATCCTACGCTTAACAACTCACCCTATGCACTACTCTGCTTCTAGTCACTGGCATCATTGGGTCAAGATGTTTGGGTGTAGCGTTACCAACAGAAAAGGGAAAGCCGAAACCACAAAATTTAGGCGAAAAAAAACCCCCGATTTCTCGGGGGCTTAGTATTACTTAACTTGCTTCAGTACGGCTAAGTTATTCAAGGCTTCAAGGTCTTTAGTAAAACCCTCATATCCTTTTTTGCACTCTTTCAAATACTTAATAGCCTGTTTAACTGATTTCAAAACCATCTGCTCTTTAGACTTAGGCTTAGCCTTGCCTACCTTGCCAACGTTTGCTTCCCTAGTCTTAAGGGCTTTCTTGATATTGCTGATAATCGTTGGGACAGTACGGGTTTTCAGCGTAGTTTGAACCGCCTGCATTTTAATGCTGAGGGTTTTAGGCTCAGCGTTGTACAACTTAGCATCTTCAGGGTCAGCCGATACAATCAACTGAATAATCTGATTACGCAAAGCCACAAGGCTTTTATCTTCATCGGTAGCGCCGACAATGTGATAAGCCCTGAAACCATCGGCAAACAGGGAATCAACCAGTAAACCCTTAACCTCTGATTCCTGATTGAATACCTTAGCGTAGCCAACTACTAAACGTTTACTATCATTACTAAGCGATAAGGCATCAGTAGCAGGCTTAGTATTAGCCAATGATTTGGCTACGTTGTCGATTGCGTTTACTGTATTTACTTGTTTCATTTTATTTCCTAACATAAATTATGTCGTAAGCGATAGTGCCCCGATCCATAACTAGAGTTTACCTGAATATGGTATAGCACGTCAATAGATAATAGACTTTAATAGACTTTAATCATACGTAACGTTACGTATAACCTTGAAAATACCCAAAAATCCGCCAGCCAAAACACGAACCCCACCCCCCACTTTTTTGACAATGTGACTCCGCCGCTACTAGGTTTGCTATTCCGCACACTCAATAACAAGTTTTTCTGTTTTTATGTAGGTACTTTTTTATGTTTCGCCACAGGAACACCCCCCCGTCATGCGTTTAAGTACCCCCCACCCAAAAAATTTTTTTGTGTAAAAATCGAAATGTGGGGTAGAGCAAATTTGATTAATCATCGTTTCGGCTTCGCATACCGTGTTTTACCCCACACCACTTGCATACTAAAAAAATACTGCGCTATACTTCGCGTATTAACATCTTTTAGTCTGGACATTAGGCAAGATGCAGTTACACGTTGAACCCGACCTATCTATACCGTTTCCTGACGACAACCCCGTTCTGGCTAACTTTATAGAGAAGGCACAAGCTGCCTGTAATACGGCAGAATTGCTTGAATTGGACATGGAGCCAACCGAGCAGGACCTTTCTACCGCTGAAAAAGCCGTATATGCCGTAGCAGAAAACGAAGAAAAAGCCAATAAAAAGCTGGTCAAACAAGACCAAAAACCTGCTGTATATAAGAGCGTCAAGTCTATTTTGGATGAGTACAGCCTGCGGGTTGTAGACAACGCCATGCAGATTAGGCTATTAGTAACAAATAAACTGATCCTAGATTCAGACTCCCCAGACGACCGAACCAGGCTGCGAGCCTTGGAAATGCTGGGTAAGATCACCGATGTGGGCCTCTTCACAGAGAAGTCCGAGGTAACAATAACCCACAGATCCACCGAGGATCTCGTATCTTCCATCCGCTCTAAACTCCACAGACTCATGCACCCAGACGATGTGACCGACGTAAAAGCGGTCGAGGTTAACGGCGAGGCTATTGACGTAGATGCTGAACTGGGGCTAGATGAGAAAGAAGACGACGGCATCAACGATGCGGACTTTGAAATAAAAAAAGATGAGTGAAACAGTCAGCCTCCTAGAGTCCCTGACGGACACCGAGCTGGAGTTCCTGGCGAATAATCTGGATAAGTTCTCGGAAGAAGAAGCCGCTGAGCTGGAGATGGTGGCAGATGAGCTGGAGAAGCGGGCTTGGGCTAAGGCGTCTCGGAATGACCTGATAGCCTTTTGTAAGAAAATGCAGCCTGACTATAAGGTTGGCAAGCACCACCGCATCTTGGCAGACTTGCTGATGGACATTGCGGAAGGTAAGGAAGACCGAGTTTGCGTCAACATCCCCCCACGGCACGGTAAATCACAGCTTGTATCTATTTACTTCCCTGCCTGGTTTTTAGGCAGACACCCCGATAAAAAGGTTCTGATGGTCTCCCACACCACAGACTTGGCGGTGGACTTTGGACGGAAAGTGAGGAACTTAATTGACACCCCTGCATACAAAAGAATATTTCCAACCGTCTCGCTGGCGGCGGATAACAAGTCTGCTGGTCGATGGAACACTAATGTTGGCGGTGAGTATTACGCTTGTGGTGTCGGCTCTGCCCTTGCTGGTCGTGGTGCTGACCTATTACTCGTTGATGATCCTCATAATGAGCAAGACATTATTAATGGCAACTTTGACGTCTTTGAAAAGGCGTATGAATGGTTCACCTACGGAGCGAGAACGCGTCTGATGCCTGGTGGTAGGGTCGCTATTGTACAAACGAGATGGCACCAAGACGATCTGACGGGTCGAGTAGTACGGGATATGACTCAAAATGATGAGGCTGACCAGTACGAAGTCGTAGAATTCCCTGCCATATTTAATGATGGGCTCCCAGATGAGCGGGCGCTTTGGCCTGAACAGTACACCCTCGAAGCACTGCGTAGAACCAAGGCATCTATGCCTGTTTTCCAGTGGAACGCCCAGTATCAGCAGAACCCCACGTCCGAAGAAGCCTCTGTAGTTAAGCGAGAATGGTGGAAATGGTGGAAAAATGAGCTGCCACCGCAGTGTGAGTACATGATTATGAGCCTGGACGCGGCTGCAGAGACCCATAACAGGGCTGACTTCACTGCATTAACGACATGGGGCGTGTTTTTTGACGATGAAACGAACGCACATGCAATTATTTTGCTTAATTCCATCAAAAAACGGGTGGAGTTTCCAGAATTAAAGACATTAGCGTGGGAACAATGGGAAGAATGGCAGCCTGATGCGTTTATCGTGGAGAAAAAATCCGCGGGCACTGCACTTTATCAAGAATTACGGCGCACAGGGATGCCTGTTCAAGAATATACCCCCCATAGGGGTAGCGGAGATAAGCTCGCACGTTTAAACTCTGTAGCAGACATCATCAGATCAGGGCTCGTATGGGTTCCAGAGACCAGGTGGGCTGAAGAAGTGGTTGAAGAGATTGCGGGATTCCCGTTTATGAGTCATGATGACCTCGTTGACTCAACGGTGATGGCGCTGATGCGGTTTAGGCAGGGTGGATTCATTAGATTACCGAACGATGAACCCGAAGAAATTCAATTATTTAGATCGAAAAAACGGTCTTATTACTAAGGAAGAATTATGGCAATAGATAAGGCACTCTACCAAGCTCCTATGGGTATTGACGAAGCTGCGGCGATGGAAGAACCACTTGATATTGAGATTGAAATTGAGAATCCAGAATCAGTGGAGTTAAGTATTGACGGAGTGCCCATTCTGCGCATGGAAGAAGGCGATGAGGACGAAGAAGATTTCAATGACAACCTCGCCGAAAACATGGATGAAGGTGAGTTAGCTGAACTTGCTGGTAATTTGATTGGTGACTTTGATTCTGACATCTCATCCCGTAAAGACTGGATACAGACATACGTTGACGGCTTAGAGCTCCTTGGTTTGAAGATTGAAGAGCGCTCTGAGCCATGGGAAGGCGCATGCGGTGTGTATCACCCACTCCTCTCCGAAGCCTTGGTTAAGTTTCAGGCAGAGACAATGATGTCAATATTCCCTGCAGCAGGGCCAGTAAAAACATTGATTATCGGTAAAGAGACACCTGAGAAAAAAGCAGCGTCAGAGCGTGTTCGTGATGACATGAACTATCAGTTAACTGACGCAATGCCTGAGTACCGTCCTGAGACAGAGCGTATGTTGTGGGGCTTGGGCCTTGCAGGTAACGCGTTTAAAAAGGTGTACTACGACCCAGCACTTGAGCGTCAAGTAGCGCTTTACGTACCAGCAGAAGACGTCGTTGTGCCATACGGCGCGTCAGATTTAGCGTCATCCCCACGGGTAACGCACGTCATGCGTAAGACCGAGAACGAGCTGCGCAAGCTGCAGGTATCAGGTTTTTACCGCGATGTTGATTTAGGTGATCCGATTAATTCACTCGATGAAGTAGAGAAGAAGATTGCTGAGAAGATGGGATTCCGTGCATCTACGGATGACCGTTATAAGATTTTAGAAATGCACGTTGACCTTGATCTTCCTGGTTTTGAAGACAAGGATGAAGACGGTGAGCCGACAGGTGTTGCGCTGCCATACGTAGTAACTATTGAGCAGGGGACACAGAATGTTCTTTCTATTCGACGCAATTACCAGCCTGATGACAAGACTAAGCAGAAGCGTCAGCACTTTGTTCACTACGGATATATACCTGGCTTTGGTTTCTATTGTTTTGGTCTTATCCATCTTATCGGCGCTTATGCTAAATCTGGTACTTCCCTTATTCGCCAACTCGTTGACGCGGGAACCCTTGCTAACTTGCCAGGCGGCTTTAAGACCCGTGGATTGCGGATCAAAGGTGACGATACCCCGATTAGCCCAGGCGAATTCCGTGACGTAGACGTTCCATCTGGAACAATGCGTGACAACATCCTGCCGCTCCCATATAAGGAGCCAAGCCAAGTATTAGCTGGTTTGATGGACAAGATTATTGAAGAAGGTCGCAGATTTGCTAACACTGCAGATTTGAACTTATCGGATATGTCTGCTAACGCTCCTGTTGGCACAACCTTGGCGATTTTAGAGCGCACACTGAAAGTGATGTCTGCTGTTCAGGCACGCATCCACTATAGTCTCAAGCAGGAACTGAAGCTGTTAAAAGTAATTATTGCTGACTACACACCAGATGAGTACACATATGAGCCAGTTGAGGGATCACGTCTCGCTAAGAAGAGTGACTACGACAATGTGGATGTCATACCTGTATCGGACCCGAATGCGTCAACGATGGCGCAGAAGATTGTCCAGTATCAAGCGGTACTTCAACTTGCGCAAGGAGCCCCACAGCTCTACAACATGCCCCTTCTCCACCGCCAGATGCTCGATGTACTGGGGATTAAGAATGCGAACAAGCTCATTCCGATGGAAGAAGATCAGAAGCCGACTGACCCCGTATCAGAGAACCAGAACGTACTGATGATGAAGCCTGTTAAGGCGTTCCAGTATCAAGACCATCAGGCACATATCACCGTGCATATGTCAGCCATGCAGGATCCCAAGATCATGGCGTTGCTACAGAACAACCCGATGGCTCAAGCGCTCCAGTCAGCAATGATGGCGCACATCAACGAGCACTTAGGCTTCCAGTACCGTATTGAGATTGAGAAGCAGTTGGGCGTCTCCCTGCCACCTAAAGCAGATGAGAACGGTGAGGACATCAACATGGAGCCAGCAGTAGAGGCGAAATTAGCTCCGATGTTGGCACAAGCGGCAACACAGTTACTCCAGATGAACCAGCAGCAAGCTGCCCAGCAACAAGCGATGCAGCAAGCGCAAGACCCACTCCTGCAGTTACAGCAGCAAGAAGTCCAGATCAAGCAGGCTGACCAGGCTCGTAAAGCCGCTAAGGACATGGCTGATACTGAGATTGAGAAGCAGAGATTGGTTATTGCAGAGCAGAAGGTTCAGATTGACAAAGCCAAAGCGGTTGCAGCTATTCAACATGACGCAGAAAAACAGAAGTATGACGCTCTCAAGTCCGCAGCGACTATGAAGAACGAGAAAGAGAAGATGTTGTTAGGAGCAGGTGTAGACGCTTTGAAAGAGCACTTTAAACCCAAAAAAGGAGAGTAATTGGATAACTTAGAATATTTATTGAAGGAATACATCGACAGGATGACTTTCCTCAAGGGCGGACTGGCCCAAGGCAATATTCCAACAATAGAGGAATACCGATACGTATGTGGTCAGATTCGAGGTCTCGAGGCTGCGTGCGGAACAATTCAAGACCTCAGAACCAAGATGGAGAACTCGGACAATGAGTGAACTAAACCTTAGTAGTGCAGTAGATTTATCCGCAGTGCTAAACAAAGAAACAGAAGAAAAGGCATCACAACTACCTAAACCGCAGGGCTACCGTATTTTGTGTGCAATTCCTGAGTCTGAAGAAGCGTTTGACAGTGGCATTATTAAGTCAGATGAGACCCGTAGACATGACGAACTATTGACTACAGTGCTATTTGTGGTTGATTTAGGGCCTGATTGCTATTCAGATACCACACGCTTCCCCAACGGAGCATGGTGTAAAAAGGGCGATTTTGTCCTAGTTAGACCCAATGCTGGCACCCGTTTGGTTATCCACGGTCGAGAGTTCCGCATTATTAATGATGACTCTGTAGAAGCCGTAGTTTTAGACCCACGCGGTATTAAACGTAAATTTACTTAAGGAGCTGGACATGGCTGAATTTAAAGGCGAAGAATTTAAGTTTCCTGACGAACAGGAAGAAGTAACTAAGGGTAAACCCGTAGATACAGAAGAACAACTTGAGATCGAGGTAGAAGACGACACCCCCGAAGAAGACAGGGGTAGAACCCCTCCAGATGCTGAGAAAGTTAAGCAACTTGAGGTAGACGTTGACGATCTAGACAAATACAGCAAAGAGGCTAAAGACAAGCTAATCCGCATGAAACGTGTGTGGAATGATGAGCGTCGGGCTAAAGAAGCTGCTGATAGAGAGCGTACGGCTGCAGTAGATGCTGCCCAGCGTTTGATGGACGAGAACCGTCGTATCAAGGAAATGCTGACAAATGGTCAGGAAGAATATAAAGCAGCAATGACTTCCACGACCGAGATGCGCCTTGAGAAAGCCAAGCGTGACTATAAAGAAGCGTACGACTCTGGCGATACAGACAAGGTTATCGAAGCGCAAGAAGCTCTGACAAATGCTCAGATGTTGCTAGAAAGGGCAAGAAACTTTAAGTTACCCCCTTTACAAGACGAAAGATATGATGTACAAACGAGTCAACAGCAACAATATGCACAACCGCAAGCTACGGACGAGAAGTTAGCGGAATGGCAAGGTCGTAATTCCTGGTTCGGACAAGACGAGGAAATGACTGCAGCAGCTCTGGGTCTCCACGAGAAGCTGAAACGCCAAGGAATGCAGATTGGGTCTGATAGATATTACGCAACGTTGGACGAGACAATGCGGAAGCGGTTTCCTGAGAACTTTGATGATGACCAGGATCCACTAGAAGAAGTAGAAGTTAAGGAAAAGCCCAAAGGGGACAGTCCCAAAGCAAAGCCTGCCACGGTCGTAGCCTCTGCATCTCGGTCGACAGCACCGAAGCGAGTCAGGTTAACAACATCGCAAGTTGCGATTGCAAAGAAACTTGGTCTCTCACCAGAGCAATATGTTCGTGAACTTTTAAAATTGGAGGTTTGAAATGGCTACAAATAGAATCAATCGTGAATCAGAAACCCGTTCAACTTATGAGCGTCCTACCGCTTGGGCTCAACCAGAGCTTTTGCCAGAACCAGATAAGCAGGCAGGTTTTAGTTACCGTTGGATCCGTGTAGCTTCCCTTAATCAAGCTGACCCCCGTAATCTTTCGGCAAAACTGAGAGAAGGTTGGGAACCAGTAGGTATTGAGGAACAGCCTCAGTTTCAGTTGTTAGTTGATCCCAGTAGTCGTTATAAAGACAACATTGAGATCGGCGGTTTGTTGTTATGCAAGACTCCAGATGAGTTTGTAGCACAGCGCAATACACATTATGCTGCGCAAACAGAAGCTCAAATGGTGGCTGTAGACAACACTCTTATGCGTCAAAGTGACCCACGTATGCCTATCTTTAATGAAAGAAAAGCTACAACGTCCTTTGGTAAAGGTTAATTTTTTAATTATTTAGGAGATTTATTATGGCTTATCCAAGCGTAACAGCTCCATACGGTCTAGTTCCAATCAACAGCGTGGATGGCAAACCCTACGCTGGTGCAACCCGTCAATTGCCAATCGCAAGTACTTATAACACTGCGATTTTTAACGGGGATATTGTAGCTTTGGTCGATGGTGGCACTATTGCAAAATCAGGCGTTACAAACGACTCTACAACTTCCGCTGCTAACTACACCTATGGTGTATTTGTTGGCGTACAGTATGTAAATTCACAAGGTCAAACAGTTCAAGCTCAGTACTACCCAGGTAATGCTGCTGCTACTTCAGCTGTTGCTTATGTTGTTGACGATCCCATGGCTGCTTTCAAGGTTGCTGTTGTACACGCTAATAGCGTTGTAACAACCGTTAACCAAAGCATTGTTGGTGTAAACATGGCAATTGACCAAGGTACAGGTAGTACTACTACTGGTAACTCTGGTGCAGGCGTTCTTGTTGCTACTAATGACGCAGGTAACGCAGCAACCCTGCCTGTTCGTGCTGTTTCTGTAATTCCTGAAACTGCTACTGGCGCAAATGCCTTCACTGAAGTAGTAGTGAAGTTGAACAATCCACAAATACTCCGTGCAACGGGTATTGACTACGCTGCTTAAGGAGCTTAAAAAATGGCTATTTCACGCGCACAACTACTGAAAGAGTTGCTCCCTGGATTGAACGCTTTGTTTGGTCTTGAGTATGCAACGTATGGCGAACAACACAAAGAGATCTACGAAACTGAGACCTCCGAGCGTTCGTTCGAAGAAGAAACCAAGTTGTCAGGCTTTAGTGCCGCCCCAGTCAAAAACGAAGGCTCAGCTATTGCTTATGACAATGCACAAGAGGCATTTACTGCTCGCTATACCCACGTAACGATCGCTCAAGGCTTCTCTTTAACAGAAGAGGCTATTGAGGACAACTTGTATGACAGCCTATCGGCCCGTTATACCAAGGCGTTAGCTCGTTCCATGGCGTATACCAAGCAAGTTCGTGCAGCTTCTGTATTGAACAACGGTTTTAGTGCTAGTTTCCCAGGTGGTGATGGCGTTGCGTTGTTTGCAACTGACCACCCACTCGTTTCTGGCGGCACAAACTCAAACGAACCAGCAACTGGCGCTGACTTAAACGAGACTTCCTTGGAAGCCGCCGTTATTCAGATCGCTCAGTGGACAGACGAGCGCGGTTTGCTCATCGCTGCTAAGCCTAAGAAGCTGATCGTTCCACCACAACTTCAGTTCGTTGCAACTCGCTTGCTCGAAACCGAATTGCGTGTTGGTACAGCCGATAACGACATCAACGCCATCAAGAACAACGGTTCCATCCCAGAAGGTTATACAGTTAATAACTACCTGACCGATCCAAACGCATGGTTCTTGACCACTGATGTTCCAAACGGCATGAAGCACTTTGTTCGTACACCACTCTCCAATTCCATGGATGGTGACTTTGATACGGGCAACGTACGCTACAAGTCTCGTGAGCGTTATTCTTTCGGATTCTCGGATCCGCTCGGAATGTTCGGTTCACCAGGCGCTTAAGCCTTATAAATCAAGCACTTGTGCTAGATTAGAACCCCACTTCGGTGGGGTTTTTTATTTGTTTTAACAAACTTTCAAAGGAAAGATGGTCCTTATCTGCAGCAAATTCTATGGTAAATAGGTATCTTGGCTCGTAAAAATTGATAACCGTGTGCCGTACCTGAGCGTTAAAAAGGTAATAAGTATCAGGCTCGTAGACCAATTCTTCAAAGGGAAACTGCGCTCCTTCTGTGCTTGTAAACAAACAATGGCTCTTAACTTCTGGGGTTAGAAGCATGTTGACCCCCACCCCCCTACGGGTATCCGTGTGCCAGTCGTAGCAGACATAGGGAGAAAGCTGAACAATCCCAGCTACAAAGGAGTGTTTACGGAAAAGGTCTACCAAAAACGGATCTTTGGATAACATCTCAACAGGTACTTGTACGGCTTTGAAGTTGTAATAGTCCTGCCAGTTTTGCGCAGTAGCAGCAAACTCCAAAAGTTCTTTAGTAATTACAGATCTGCTCGGTATTTTGTAATAGTTCATGGAACTATTTTACGCAAAAGATGTTGCACAAAGCCAAAATAGTAGTAATATTACGGTACGTCTAGGAACTTTTTACTTGTATCGACTGACCTAGCAGACGTTATAGAGACGATACGAGGATGTGCTATAACACGGAGATTTTCAACTATG